GGAAAAGAGAGGTTTCTTGGAAAAGGGATAGAACCTGCAATGGATGGGCCGGATATGCCGTCCCTGCTCGAAACAGTGAAGAAGAAAGAAGATATGATGTTGAGTGGTGAAGAACCTGAATTTCTTTTTGTTGATTCTTTGAAGGATGAACTTTTGTCCTTTAAGAAAGTCAATAGTGGAAATACGAGGCTATTCTTTTGCGCTCCTTCTGATCTTTTGGTGTTGTGGAAGAAGTATTTTGGTGAGTTTTTCTGTAAGTTTAAGGAAAGCAGAATCCAGGCTGAACATACTGTAGGGATTAATCCTTATAGTAGTGAATGGGATATGCTCGTTAAGGAGCTTTCCGTTCATGGTTTGGGACGGATGATAGCTGGTGATTTCAAGGGCTTTGACTCAAAGCAGATGGCAGGTGTTCTCAGATTTATTGGTGAATCTGTAATAGCTGCTCATGGTGATAGGGTTTTTGATGGCCTTCGTCGAATCTTATGGAAAACTGTATTTTTATCCAAACATGTAGTGGGAAGTGATATTTTGCAATGGTTTCAGGCAATGTGTTCCGGTCATCCCGGCACGACTGAAATTAATTCGTTGTATGTCCCTACCATTATGCGTATGGTTTGGGTTGTCATCCATGGAGGGAACATTCTTTCCCTCCCCGCCTTTAAACAGAACATTGTTTGTAAGGCTAATGGTGATGATCATATGATGAGTGTTGCTGAGGCTGCGGAGGATATATTCAATCATCAGATTGTTGCCCACGTTCTTGGAACTAAATGGAATCAAGAGTATACTGGTGAGATGAAAGATGTTGAACCACCTCCACATCGTCATATTACAGAATGCGAGTTTCTTAAACGATCATTTTGCTTTGATAACGATGAGGGAAGGTGGATTGCTCCGTTGAGGATGGAGAACATATTGCAGATGCCATATTGGACAAAGAAGAGCGATTATGAAGGAGTTTGGAGAACCAAATTGGATCTCGCTCTTACAGAGCTCTCTTTGCACAAAAAGGATGTGTTTGAACATTGGTCGTCCATTATGTTGCGTGCTTCTCTCGAGATAGCACATCATGTGCCTAGTGTGGTATCATACAAGGCACTTCGTCAGAAGTGTCTTTCTATGGACATACCATACCGAACTCAAGGGGGTGAAAGAGACCCACCACTGGCTCCTCTAGAACTGGCGCTTAACCGGCAAATATCCGAGGTTAATAAGGTTAGCGATACTGCATTGGAGTTGAAACCCTGTGAAAACTATTCCGCTAGGATGGGGTGCGTGAAGCAATATCCAAGCGACCCTCGGTCTGGAACTGAAGGTACGGTCGCCTTAGTTCCGCAATTACGACCAAACAACAATTCAACTATGGCTACCGGAACAGTGGCCGAAACAAATGTTCCCACCGCGGTTAGTACCAATCAAATGGAAGCA